TCTTCCTCTTCCTCTTCATTTTTGTCTACTTCAGAAGAGAAGTTTTCTTCTGTAACTGTATTAGCTATGTTTTTAAATACGTTATTTTTGGTTTCTAATTCCATAATTGTTTGTAAAATATTATTATTATTATTTTTAAGAGTATTGATTGCATCTAATTCAGAACAATTTGTTTGATTTCTAACTAATTGTATTTCAGTAATATTATTTTTTTTAAAAAAAGATTTTTGATAATTTTCTAATTTGTTCATTTTTTCAAATATTGTATTTAATGTTTCTGATGCAATCGATGTCAAATCATTAACATCATAACATTCTAAAATATCTATTTCATCTTTTTCATTACTTTTAATTGTTATAAAAACACCATCTCTTTCTAATGTTACTTTCATTTTGAAACTCTATAATATATTATATCTAAAATAACCTTTATATTAAAAATATATAATTCTTTTTACGAAAAAATCCAAAGAACGCCTCGTAATTTAAGTGCAGGCAGATATTATATTTACATTAAATGTTTAGGAGTTTGAACTGCTACGTTTTTGTGAACTTCTGCTTTTTTTGATGGTTTTAAATTTTTTGCTTTTTTTGTTTTTTTTGTTTTTTTTAGATATAGTTTTTTATCTTGACCGCCCATAAAACGTCGCTGTCCTCTTGGCACACTTGCTTTTCTAAGTCTGTCTGCTTCATTTAGTTCCTCATCACTTAACGTTGTATGACCTGTCTTTGTCGAACGAAGAAATTTACGTACTCTCTCACGATTAGCTAGTTTTTCACTAGCCGTTTGTTGTTTTTTGCCTGTACTGAATAAACCAGTATAGTTGATATTATCTCTGTTGTTTTTAAAATGTTTTTCTAAATATTTAATTGACTCATCTTTGTTTTCAGAATGTTCTTTTTTTATGTTTGTCACTTGTTTTCTTAATTCTTCTAATTGTGTAACTAAATTTTTAACATCTTTTTCAATTCTATCAATTCTATCATCATCTTCACTATAATCTGTATCCGTATCCTCTGGAGTAATAATCCTATTGTTATCAATTAATGCATCTTCATCGGCATCTTCTGTGTATCCTTCATTTTGTTCTACGACATCATCTTCTGTTTCTGTAATTGGTTCGTTTGTTGGTACTGTATCCATTATATATATAAATATATATAAATATATATAAAATGCAATATAATATAAAATTGAAATCCAAATAGCAGACTCTGTAATTTTAACGCACTTAGTACAGGAGTAATTTTTTATAAAATGTAATATTATTTTTTAATAGTTAAAAAATAAAAAAAACAATTTTAAACTAAACTTTTTCCCTCTGCAGCTTTAGTATTCCGGACTTGGGACCCGGCAATGTATATTGTTTTTAATATATACAATGGTGGCATTATTATTTGTTTTGTTTTTTGTTTTTATTGTTTATTTTGTTTTTTTGATTTTTTGTTTTTTGTTTGTGTTTTGTTTTTTTGTGTTTTGTTTTTTTGTGTTTTGTTTTTTTTGTTTTGTTTTTTGTTTGTGTTTTGTTTTTTTGTTTGTGTTTTTTTTTGTTTTCCATAATTTTATAATATTATGGAATATATTTATACAACTTATAACTTTATCTATGAATTATAGATATGTTATTTTTAATCAGACATTTTGTTTTCTTTGAGTTCTTGAAGTTGTTTAAAACGGCTGGTTAGTGTGTGTCTTAGAATAGTAATCGTTGTACTTTGATCAATTTCACTAGCCAGTCCCATTAGTCCAATAATGTGACGAAGCTCTGGTTTACCTAAAAGAGCAATATTTTCTTCAGATTGCAGCAACTTAGAAATTTCTTCTGGTTCAGTTTGAATATTAGAGTAATATTCAATCCATTCCTTAAGATTAATTTTATTTTGTTCATCTGCTTTTTTCTTATATTTATCTTTATCTGCTTTTTCCCATGCTTTGCTTAATAATTGTTTTTCTGTTCCAAAATCAACTTTGCCCTCATCATCTAATGCAAGATGTTTAATTTTTTGTTTTTGTTGTTTATCCATTGAGAACATCATCCATGAAGTATGTTGAGCTAAAAGAGGATATTTGTTTGTGTCTCCTTTCTTTTTACTTAATTCTGGTAATTGTTTGTATTCTTGGAACTTAGATTCAATTTTAGAAGTAATCTGTTTGATAATATTTCCAGCTGTTGTGACGTCAATATTTGGATTTTCTTCTACAAAATCGTTAACATTTAAATTATTCAAAAGTTCAGATACATTATTCAAAATATATTCTCTATCTTTTACAATTTTATCAGTTGGTTTTTTAGATTCATTTTCTAAATTGGCTGACATTTTTATATAATAAATAATTTATTATAGTAATTTAAATAATTAGTATTTTAAGTTGTAAAACTTATCATTTTTTTAAAATGAATTTTTATTGTAATAATACAATCATTTTTTTGTCATTATACAAGTGAATAATATGATATAAAAATGAATGAGAATATTATAATAATATATAAAATGAAGTAAATATATATAAAATATATAAAATATATAAAATATATATAAAATAGAATAAATATATAATAGTAATATCAAAAGAAATGGAGACTAAAAATATAATGAATAATTTTAAGACAAATAATGATATATCTTTTTCAGATTTTGAATATAAACGTAATAATAGAAAATTACAATTTAGTGTTAGTGGAATAAGAACCTCAATGTTGAATGGTATACGTAGATCAATTATTAATGATATTCAGAATATTGGATTTGGTTATGAACCTAAAAATACTATTATAATAAATGAGAATACTACTGCTTTACATGATGAATATTTATCTCATAGAATTTCATTAATACCTGTAATGATTCCGCATTGGATAGACAATCCTGCAAAGTTTGATATATCAGAATATGTATTTAATTTGTCAGTGGAACAAAAAAAGCAAGAGGAACATCATGGATATGTAACAACTGATAATATTGAAGTGTATCGTCAGATTGGAACTGAAAAAATACATGTAGAAAATGTTAAAGAATTTTTTCCTCGTGATTATATTTATGATAAACCTATTTTAATAACAAGATTTCCTTCACGAGATTCTGTAGATCAGAAATTGAATATTGATTTTAAACTAATCAAAGGTACAAATGCTGCGAATGCTAGTTTTTCTCCAGTATCTGTATGTGTATGTTATGAAGATGAGAATAATTCTAATAAACATATATTTATGGTTGAAAGTATTGGTATTTACAGTCCATATATATTAGTTTATAAAGGTATTGAGAATTTAATATTAAAATGTGCCAAAATTAGAGATGAAATTGATAAGATTGGAGTAAAATATAATGGGAACTATAAAGCGGTTGAATATGTAGTTGAAGGAGAGAGTCATACATTTGGAAATATGTTGCAAGAATTTATTTATGATAAGGAGTTTAGTAATGATTTATTAAAAGGTAAAAATATAACTCATATTAGTTATCATGAACCTCATCCTTTAGAGAATAATATAATATTTAGAATAGTATTAAATGAAGAAGACAATATAATTGATGATTTTGATATTTATAAATTACAATGTAATAATTTGATGAAAGATTATATAACTGAATTAGAGAATGTGTTATATGAATGTTTAGAGAATTGGAAAGGAAATTCTATGAATGATAAAAGAAGTTCTTTGTTAACGAAATAAATATGCAATAATTATTAAAAAATATTAATATAAGCAATATGATTTGTAAATTAATATAATAAAATGGAATTTTCGGAAGATTTATGGATTTATATTAAAGAATTTGTATTTCATCGTCATTTGTGGTATTTAAATTTACCATATTTAAAAGTGATAAAATCTCTACCATTAATTTCTTATAAATCAAGATTTTATCCATTAAATTTTATACAATCTCATATAAGATATAGTGATAAATTTATAAAATCTTATAATGTATTAATTTGGAAAAATACGACTATTTCTTTGATAAGTTATTCTTTAATAAATAATACTGATGATATTGATAATCAATTATTATTAAATGATATTTGAGAATATTGTTAATTAGTATAATATTATTTTATTTGTATAAAATTGTATTTTCTAATTTTTTTTGTAAACAAGTAACCATTAATTCGATAATAACTGACAAATCATTATCAAATTCAATTAATTTTCCATCTGGTTTTAAAAAACTTATTGTTAATTTTGATAATTCAATTCTTGATTCAAAAATTTTGGTAAGATGTGAATCATAGTATTCTTCGAAACTATAATACATATACGAATCTACAATTTTTGGATTAGTTAAATATCCAAAACAATTTGCTGCGACATTATTTGAAATATTTATATTTGAACCAATTTCTTGTATATTCACTAGTATATATGGAATTTGAGTATCAATTTTTGGCAGAATAACTTGTTTTATTGTAATAGAGTGAATATCGTTAAATTTTCTATTAATTGAATTATTCATAGTAGATGAGGACATATCAATACTAGATGGTTGTAAATCAAATTGGAATGGATTATTTGATTGCCAATAATTTTTATTTCTATCTTTTGAATCAATAAGTATGTAATAATTTTTAAAATCAATAGCTGTATTAATTTTGCTTCTATTAGAAGGATCAATTATTTCATTTTGTAATGGAATTTTGTTTTCTAATGTTTCATCTAGTTCATCCTCCGATTTATTATCTAAATTTCTCATAGATTTTACTTGTTGAATTTTTTCAATTAATGGATATATTTTGTTATGAACTTTACATACTCTTTTTGTATCCAATTTAGAGTCTTCGAATAATGGATCTTTAGCAAATTTTTTTATTATTTGTTTTAGATCAGTATAATTTAACCATTTAAATTGATCTTCATATTTTTTAAATAAAATTTGTGAAAGTAGTTCAAGATTACTCATTTATTATTAAATAATATTTAAAAAAAATAGTTATTTAACGCATCTATAAATGATATAAGATTTTGATAATATTATATTATTAATATGGCAGATGAAACTTTTGAATCCGTTGATGCGGGAGCATCTGAGACCATTCCAATGGAAGCTGGGCAGATCAAGAAAGGGGGGTATATTTGCATTAAAGGACG